CGCAAACGACGGCGATGACTGTGTTTTGTTCCTCGAAAAAGAGAACCTGAATAAGTTAAATCTGATAAATCAATGGTTCGAATGTGCTGGTTTCGTGCTGGTCACTGAAGCTCCCGTAAGCGTGTTCGAACGAATTGAATTTTGTCAAGCTCAACCAGTTTTTAACCAGTACGGTGGATACACCATGGTTAGAAATCCTAGGAAAAGTGTAGGTAAAGATGCGGTAGCAAAGAAACCTTTGGATAATAGGAGTATTATGCAAAAGTGGATGGCTGCTGTGGGTGATGGTGGTATGGCGCTGACTGCTGGTATGCCTGTTATGCAGGAATACTATTCATTTTATAAAAGAAACTCCAATGGGGCGGATCCTTTAGTGGACACCACTATGGATGGTGGATTTTTTAGATTGTCTAAAGGCATGAATGCAACGTATCGCGAACCATCACCCGAAACTCGATATTCCTTCTGGTTGGCATTTGATATTACACCAACGGAGCAAGTTGTTCTAGAGGAGTATTACAGAAAGCTCACACTAGGAGTTGGAACGGTGGAGAATCGCTTTAATGTGATTCCGATCTGAACCAGCTCTGACGACAAGGAAAAGTCGTTAAAACCCGGCGAAGTGAAGTCGTAAATTGGGTCATGCATGGTAATAGTCCAAAACTCGTCGAGTGCTAAACAGAATGCCAAGAGACTGCACGGAACTCCCGTAATGGTGCGTGCATGATGAACAGTCCCGTTTAGGTGTGCGGTATCCAATACAATGCCTAATAAAACTAAAGCGAAAGCGAAGGTTGCTGCGGTTCGTTCAGAGACCAAAGCGATTCAACGATTATCTGAACAATTAAAACAATTAAAATCTGTTAAGAAAACTCCGTTTTCCGATACTGGTGGAATAGTTGGAAACAAAATTGGCTCTTTCTTTGGAAAAGCCGACATTGGCAAGTCTGTTGGGCTTTGGCTCGGCAGCGGAATTGGTTCCATTTTTGGATCTGGTGATTACACGATGGTTGGTCAAGTTCCATCCTACAATGTTCTTGCTAGTTCCAAACAAATCCCCCAGTTTAGTACTACGGCTGCTACTAATATTGTTTGCCATCGTGAATACCTTGGAGATATTCAGGGTACCAGTGCGTTTACAAATCAGTCTTATCCGTTGAATCCTGGATTGGCTCAAACTTTTCCCTGGCTTTCAACCATTGCTCAAAACTACCAGGAATATAAGTTCCATGGTGT